TAGAGCATCATATCAAGCTGCCCGACTGGGCGAGTAAAGAGACCATACGGGAGATGGGTGTTGTGGGTATAGGCAAATAGCGGGTAGGAGCGGTCAAAGGAAAATATGGATAAAAATATAGATGACAATGACCGCATTATTATAGGGGTGAGGGAGTGGGCGGTGGATTCAGTTTTCACGAAGGGCTTTGGGCTAGACAGGTGGCTTATAAACACAGATGAAGTCAAAATGATAGTTGCCAGTGTGGTTGTAGGTATAGCCAAAGAACTAGAGGAGTATGTGTTGAGGGGTATTAAAGACGAGGAGAAAGACTAAAAAGGAGGCGACTGCTCCTACCCTGAAAGATGAGCGAGAATATAAAACCGAAGGATGCCAACTGAACTAAAAGAGAAAACAGTAATAGAGCAAGTTTGTGAATACATAGACACCAAAGACCCGCTTAAATTCTTTGAGCACGTTAAAATCTTAGATGCGACCACTAATGAGGTTATCAGGTATGAAATGTGGCCTCATCTGGTGGAATTCATTAAGGCGATTTTTGAGCATTCTCAGGTAATCGTTCTTAAAAGTAAACAGATAGGGGTTTCATGGACTCTGGCGGCGATAGCTTTATGGTGGTGTTATAAGACGGGCGGAAACGTGATTATGATTTCCAAAGGAGAGAACGAAGCCACCGAACTGTTAAGAAAAGCAAGGTTTATTTACTCCCAGTTGCCGAAATATCTCAGGTTAGAGGTAGAGCGTGAGGGAGCGGAGCAAATATCGTTCAAGAACAGGCATTCGAGGGTTCATACTTTGCCCTCTACGGAATATGCTGGCGTGTGAGAAACTGCATCTTTGGTAATATGGGATGAGAATGAGTTTCACCCTAACGCCCAGGAGAACTGGGCGCACCTGAAGCCTACAATAGATGCAGGTGCTCATGGGATTGTCGTCTCAACCGCCGACCCTACTTCTATAGACTCCCATTTCAAGATACTCTGGAGAGAGGCCAGAGCAGGGAATAACAACTTTTACCCTATTTTCATCCCCTGGGATGCCGTTCCTAACAGAAATGAAGAATGGCTCGAAAGGGTTAAAAGAGATTATTACCTAGATTGGCAGTTTAAAGCCGATTATCCAGCTTCCGAGGAAGAAGCACTCTCCCCGATAACGGGTAGGGTGTTCTTTGATGCCAATATACTCCAAAACCTACAGAATAACGCTCTCAAAGAAGAAGAAATCAGGCAAGGTGCTATCCATATATTCCATTATCCGAGGATTGGAACACAATATATAGTGGGCGTGGATATGGCAGAGGGTAGAGGAGGAGACTATTCGGTGGCTTGGATAGAGGGAAGAGAGGGGATGAGCCGTGAATTATGCGCTGTTATCCACTCAAACCAGATTTTAGGCGGCACTTTTGCCTACATGACTTATGAATTACTCAAGGATTACTACTTTCCGAGGGTGATTTGTGGTGCAGACCCCTACGGAGTGCGGTTTTTAGACGATTTGATAGCTTTAGGCTATGACAGGGGCAAGATTTACTGCTCTGACGAGAAAAGGGAGAAGTTAGGTTACAAGGAAAGTACCAAAACGAGGGATAAAGACCTCATTGAACTGGATAGGGCTATCAGGAACGGGCTGAAAATTCACTATTTGCCCGCAATCAAGGAATTATTCGCCTTCCAGCTTAAAGAAAGCAAGCAGGGAACTAGAATTGAGGCTGCCGAAGGCTCACATGATGATTTAGTCATGGCTGCGTGTAAAGCTAATTTCGGGTTTACGCAGTATAAATACGCAAATCAGGGAATAAAAGTCAGTTATTCTTCAACGTGGCGAGGTTAAATGAAAGACATAGACAAAATAAGCGAAAAAGTAGAGAAAAGAAAACGACAATTACAGCCGTTATTTGATAAAGATAAAGAGAATTACGACCTGTGGGCTGGCAAAGAGCAGATATTCGATACGCATAAAATGGCTATCAATATCACGGGAACTGAGATGACCAGCCGTTCCCGCAGGGTGCAAGCATCCTTGGTTCGTTCCAGGTTGGATATTCATGTTTTACCCCCTGGGGCATTACCGAATCCTGATGCGGTTAAGGCAGCCGACCAAGAGGAAAGGATGTATTATTTCGGCTTTGACCAAGCTGACGAAAGGCTGATTATGGCTGGTGAAGATGCCCTGTTGCCCACTACGGCATGGCAGGTAATAGTTCCAGGCAGAACCCCAGTTAGAGTTCTCGTTTATCTTGACGAGGAAACGGGTAAGGTCGTCTGGGATTATCTACCGTTGAATCCATCTTTTCTGACTTTTAGCTTTGACAGGAAAGGACTAGCGTGGGCTTGTTATGAGACCTTCCGTAGCCCTGATTGTATAAAAAGCGAATATGGGGAGGAAGTTACAGAAGATGCACAAGGAAGGGGTATTTCCGTTTCCGATTATTGGGACAGGGAACACAATGTGACGTATCTCACCAAGTCTAAAGAAAGACTCGGTAAGGCATGGAAACATTCACTGGAAGAAGTCCCAATAATTTTACAGACTGTGGCTCGCTTGAAGAAATATACGAAGATGGCACAGATCCCAATATCGAAGAGGAAAACATTGATTATCACCCTGGGGCACTTATAAAGCATCCCAAGTCAATAGCATTAAAGCCTATGGATGTTTCCGAGGTTTCTCAGAGTATGCTAACGATGATGGGGGATTTGTCAACACAGATTCAAGAAGCGACCTATGCGGATTTGAGTCCTGATGACCCTGGCCATTCTGGGTCAGCACTCAGGATTTTGGGGCAAGACAAGCGGGATGTTCTTAATCCAAGGGCAAGTGCCTTAAATACTCTATACACACGAATTTGCAGAATGGCTAAGAAACAGATTCTCGCTCAAGAATTGACTATCCCTGTTAGAACAGTAGTCAATGGGGCATATCAGGTTTACGAAATGACCCCTGAATATCTCGACAATGACTTCTATGTGGGGGCTGAATGGATAAGCCAGGATGTCTATGATGAAGAAGCCTCACTACAAAGAGTACAGGTGAAACTTCAACTTGGGCTGGCAAGCCGTGAGGACGTGATGGAAGAAGATTTAAGTATTCAGGATGTTCCCGCTCGGATGTTCAAGATAGAGTGGGAAAAGATTAAAGACGCTATCCCTGAGATTAGGCTAAAAGAGATGATTAAAGTCCTTGAGGAAGATATGCAATTACCTGAAGAGGCAAGTATGCTCAAACGTAAATTAGCCATGCTGGAATTACAGGAACAGCAGGCTTTAATGGGTGCTATGGGGCAAGGTGGAGCAGGACAAGGCGGAATGGGGGCAGGAGCACCAACAGGAGCTAGACCAACAGGCATAGTGCCAGGAGTGCCATGAACAATCCAATAGAAGATATGAGAGAACGATTAAGGGAACAATTTAGAGGGGCTGCAAAGCCCCTTAAAGGTTTAGATGTATCCTCTGTTTTTAGACCTACGGCTAACGATATGCCAAGAATGCCACAATCAAGAATTCCTTCTCCTAAGCCGAGATATGATAAAGCAGGGCGACCCCCCAAAGAGGCTCGTTCCGAACCCCAACTTTACAGGAAGAAGCCCAGAGATATTTTCGGAGGATGGCTATAAATGGATATATCAAGGTTTAAAAATAGTCCAGATTGGGCACTCCTGACTGCTGGACAGAAATATCAGGTTGAACACGCTGCCTCGCCCTTACAAGCGGAAAGGTTATTCAATTCCTATGTAACACAGCAGAAAGCTAAAACCACTACGCCTGAGCCAACTGCACCCGAACCGACTGCACCAGCTCCTAAGACAACCACACCAACTACTACAACCACTACGCCCACGCCACCCTCTACAAGCACATCAGCCGCATTAGGCAAAGAGGCTATAGCATACAAACATTATCTGGATTTCCTTAAAACGCCACAGGGGAGTGGATTGCCTGCCCCTGCGAGTTTGCGGGATTTCTCTAATCGGATTGACTATTTTACTAACCTTTACAATGAACGGAAAGAACCCACAGGAGTTCCATCTGGATACACCCAAGAGCAATTAGATAACTATAACGATTATCTGTCATTTCTTAAAA